TTACCTTCCTGTATTTTGCCACCAATCAAGCAAGTCAGCTTGATAGTCTTTAATATATTGTTCAAACTCCTTAAATTGGAGAATAGCCCACCTTAGACGGCTCATACCCTCGCCACCTCTCGAGCAAAAACCACACACTTTGAAAACTGGTTCTACAGTTTGGATAGTTTCTTGAGCTTGTCTATCAATATTCCAAGCGTAGTCTTTGCCTAGAGCAAGGTCTAAGACAAACTCATCACCTAGGTCATGGATAACCTGCAAACGTTGACCATCAGAGTAGATGGCAATGTTGTCTGAAACTTGTCTAATTTCCATAAATCCTCCTAAAACGGTAATACTTCAACACAAATCCAGTCATTAGTGACTTTTCTAGCTTTATGAACATAGGCATTTAGCAGGTCACTTTCTGAATGGTAACTAGTTCTGTTCGTAACATCTTCATTCCATCCAGTAAATTCAATCTTTTTAGTATCAAGCTGTCTAGGCATTCTAAAGGTTGCTATACACTCATTTTTACTTTGGTGGATTGCTATTGTTATTCCGTGATTAAATGGTTCAAGCTCGTCAATTACTTGTTTAACTTGCTTACTCATTCTTACCACCCACACAATTCATTGAGCTTAGCCTGAGTTAATGGCTCTATGCGTTGATAGCCGCTGACCTGATAATTTTTCTTGTGCTCAAAACCTGCTTGTGCAAGAGTCGCCTTGAAGCGGTCTTTGTCTGCCGTGTCTTCAAGATAGACCTCAAGGGTCATTTTTTGAGTGTATTTTTTAGGCTCATTTTTATCCCCTGTGAGCGTTTCTTGATTATTTTGGGATAATTGCCAACCGTCCAAGATTTCGCCTGTCTCATGGTCAACCTGTGGAGTTTCTGTTGGATTTTGAATTTGTTCTTGCTCTTTTCCTCGTTGGGCTGCTAAAAGTTGCTCACGTTCAGCCTCGGCTTTTCGCATTTCCTGCTTTTGCTTTTCAAAAGCATAGTCAGACTTAATCTGCTCTAGCACTTCTACAAGCGTCAGGTCTCGTAGCATACGGATATACGGCTGGTCAGTCATGCCATACTCAACACACTGTCCTGAAATAGCTGCCTTAGCTTTCTCATACTCTTGCTGTTTTTGATATTCAAAAGTGACCATGTCATCAAGAGATTTCATTGTGGCTTTCTTCAAGGTCATGCCATCTGCCATAAAGTCACCAGCCTTGATGTACTCAAGTGCGTTTTCATCAAATAGTCTAGGGTCAAGCATGTACTCAGACGATTTGTTTGCAATATAGCTCTTTACTGTATCCAATCGAACAGCTTTCTGATGGTCTTCAAACTCTTTTACATCTTTGGCGATTTTATCAATGACTTTGTCCATTGGTTCGCTTGTGTCTTTGATATACTTGTCAAACTCATCAGCAGACTGTGACAGCTCACGTTTAATCTTGATACGCTCATCAGAAATCTGTTTTTTGAGCTTGCGTAGGTCAGCTAGGACTTGCTTATCATCTTTGATAGTTCCAGCTGTGACCGTGTAATTTTGGTATTTTGCCACAACTTCATTGATGTTTTGTTCAAATTTCTCACGGTCAATGATTTCAACCTGAGCCTGTGTCACTTTTACCTGTAATTCTTGCATGTCTATCTCCTAGTATTCTAGTTCTTCGCTAAGCAGTTCTCCCTGTACTGGTTCCTCACTACGGACAGGAGTTTCATCAACTGGATTAGATGACTTATACAGTGGAGCGTCTTCTGCGTTCATCTTTTCAGCTGAACTGCTCAGTTGCTGTTGCGCCTGTTTTGCCTCTTCTAGTCTACGTGCTCGTACTTCCTCTTGGGTTTCCTGAGGTGTCACATCTTTAGGCGTGTTGTCTAGTTGGATTTCATCAGCCTCATAACTTGCTCCAAGCTCGGCAGGAAATGCCTCACGGTAAGCTGACACTAGAGCTACTTTCCGTATCATGACACAAGGCATAGTGTCCCAGTTATTCTCACCTATTGCCTTGCCGTATGAGTTCATCACTGGATAAGTAACATCTTTACCTTGCTGTGTCAGTTCCTTAACTCTTGCACGGATTTTAGAATTGTCGTACTCTTCAAAAGATACTTCTGTTTCTGTTGGATAAGTACGGTCTTTGCGGTACACCTTAGCCCAACCACCAAGGATTTCAGCACCTTTAGGAATAAATGCTCCTTTTGAGTATTTAATTTCACCATCCATCAGATAGATTACACCAGCCTCTTTTCCGTCAAATTGAGGGTGACTATCAGCCTTTTTCTCAAAAGCTGACTTGGCGGTGACTACCTGAGCTGGTTGATTACCATACTTAATAAAATAAATTTCTTTTGTAAATGGATTGAGGTTTTGGGCTTTGGCTTGAGCTATAAAATAGGCAAGCTCCTCATCACTAGCTTTTCCTTGTGGGTCGAGGTACTTTCTGATAATACCGCTATTAAGTAGCTGAGGGTTAGTCAGAAAGTCACCTTTTGTTTCTGTTAACTGATTGTTTGTCATTTTCTTCTACCTTTCGTTTGTTTCAAATTCCAGTTTTCACGCTTTAAGCGTTTGTTTTCATTTTGTAGACTGGCAACCTTATCCATGAGATTATTATTGATTTCACCTAGCTCAACACATAATTCAAAATATTTTTGTCTCCAAAAAGCATTGTCGTCATAGCGTTCTCTGTTCATAGGCTAGTAGTCTCCCACATAAATCCACTGACCACCTCTGAACACCCATTCATCAGGGTCACGTTCTTCACGTTCAGGCTCAGGCTGTAAGTTGTCACGGTCATAGTCAAACGTGCCGAATAGTCCTCTGTCCATTTGTGACCTCCTAAACTGACATACTCTCATATACAGCAATGAGGCGCTTTTGGGTTGCTGCTGTATCTGCGTAGTGTCTACGGTCACGGCCAAGCTCCTTGTTTTCCTCTGAGAGTTCTTGTAGCAAAGCACGCTGTTTCCTGATAACTTCTTTCAGTTCACGGTTTTCAGCTTGTAATGCTCTAACCTCAATCAAAGTGTTATCTAATGATATAGTTTCAGTTGTTTCAACTTCATCAAATCCTAAAAAATTCATCAGTTTATTTAGCACTATTCTTCCTCCTGTGAGTATGAAATACTCTTTTATTTATTCTATAAGGTTAAGTTTGTTATTTATTGGTAATTGTTATTTGTTAGTGTGCGTTAGCACTATATTGTTATATATTAGTACTTGTTATATAGTTAGTATTTATTAGTGACGGGTTTTCCAACTTTTGGATTTTCAGTAAAATGGATTTTCAGTAAAAAGGGTTTTCCAATTTTTGGATTTTCAGTAAAATGGAAGTCACTTATCAACACCGCTTGTGGATAACTCTTTTTCAAACGCATCTTGTATATATGCAAAATAGCTATCTGTGATAGGCAGGTCTTGAGCAAATGCAAATGTTTGAACACCATTTTTTCCATCACTCTTTTTTACAATCCGTATATAACCCGACTCTTGCAACTCCTTGTATGCTTTTCTATGAGCATCTCTTCCATTAGTTGACCTGCTTTCAAGCTCACTAATGTAGATGCGCCAGTCATCCTTATTGCTGAGAATTTCAGCTAATAGACCTTTAGCTTGTAAGCTCAATTTTTTATCTTGTAAAAAATGATTATTCATAGAGGTATAGTTTTCATGCGTATTTGTGAAATATATATTTCATCAACTATCAGCCTCCCATCGTTCTTGATTAATTCTCCTAAAGATGTCATATACTGGATTATCATCTGGGATGACACAACCTTTAATATCATCAAGCTCTGTTCCATCTGACATCACATGAGTTACAATGTAATGTTCTTTAGCCATATACTTTCCTTTCTCGCAACCGCTAAAACTTCAAGAGTATCTGCAATTGTTAAACCTACCAAGCTGTTTAGCAAAACATCGCTCAATTGGTAGTATTTACGTTGCCAATTGTTAACAAGTAGTTGTTGGGTGCTATTAAGTTCTTTCATAATGTGTTATAATTAAGTAAATAGTATTTGTTTTGAGTCCGATTCCCGTCGGACTTTTTTAGTGGTATAATCATCTCGAAAGGAGGTGATTATAATGAACGACGTTTTAAAAACTAATCTTATTGCAGATGTCGCTATTTTTTCGGAAAAAAGCAATTGTAAGCTTAATGTGATTACAGCGAGTGGAATATTCACTGGAACTTTATTACCTGAAAATCCTGATAAAGCCAAGTATGCTCATGTCCTTGAATTCTTGGAATATCGTAAAGAAAATAAAGATGACAACGAAAGATTTATGTTGCTTGTTGATGCTACTTTGTCAACATCAAAAGAATCTACTTTGAACCTTCCATTTGTTGTTCTGTTTATTGACCAGATAATCGGCGTATCTTCTGTTCAGTAGTTAGCGTATTACTTAACTTTTCAGAATCTACTGTTACCACAGTAGGTTCTTTTAATTCTGCTAGGATTTCTTTTAGTGTTTGGTTTATTTCTTTTAAAATAGTAATCATGTTCTTTCTCCTTAGTGATATACACTTTGATTTTGTATGAACGCTCCATAGTATGGATTTCGTTCTTGCTGTTCAGCAAATGATGGCAACTCATTTAAAACAAGCTTTCGAACAGCAGCGCAAAAATTAACTATCATGACCGATATCCTCTTCTGAAGGTGTCGGTATTTGTTTGGCAATAATCTCAACGGCAATTTTTATGCCGGTTAAGAAACCTTTTCCATAGTCAGAACCTAAAAATTCTAAGATATTTTCAGTGATCAACTGCTTGATATTTTCTTCCATATTTTCTCCTTTCGTTAGTTTTGTTCCTTTCTTACCCAATCAGTTCAAGTTCAGTCTGTTTGTTCAACAGATTAATTTTTCGTTTAGTATTCGTGCACGGTTCCCACATAGCGATATATTCAAGCGCCTCTTCTTTCTTAGATTTAGACAATTCAGCGTAGCTATTGAGATCAAATTCTGCTTTGAAATCAAGTTCCATTTCTCGGAATACTTCACTTGAAAAACGATGCTTTCTGCCTTCCTCGTCTACTTTAAAGGTTTTATAAGCTTTTGCAGATTTTCCGCCCATACAATCAATGACACGTTTACGACGTTTTTTAGTAATCATATTAATAATTCCAGGATGTAAATAAGATGTATCCATGATTTCTTGAATATCATTCTGCGCTTGCAATAATCCTTTTTCTAAGTTATCAACCTTTTCTAAAGTCACTGTCTGCATTTTTGACATTTCAATCAGTTGTTGAGTTGTTGTTAGTTCATTCATAAGACTTCTCCTTCTAAAATTTCAGTGTTCTTACGCTTCATATCAAGGTCATTAAAGAGCTTTAGACCTCTATCGACCAAGCTATCGAACTCTTGCTTAATAAGCCCGTCACGCTGGATATAGTGCGTTTCATCAGCATAGATAAGTCCGCTCATTTCAAGTAATAGCAAATCGCCTTTTTTGAGTAGTTCAGTGATATTCTTGTATGATGCAATCTTCTTTTGATAGCTATTGAGTTTACCTTCTGACTGTTTAATCGCTTCTGTTAGCTCATCATACTTAGCTGATTTATGATTGACCTCATCACGCTTAGCATAGAATTCTTTAAGTTGACTTTTTAAATACTCCTCGTGCTGCAAGGCATCATCAACCATCTTACTTAGTTCTTTATTCTTGCCAAGCAAAGTCTGATTAAGTTGCTTAGTGCTTTCATAATCATCTGGAATAACTTCTTTGATAACTTCTTTTTCAACGATTTTAGCACTCAAGGCTTGCTCTGCTAAATTCTCTTTTTGTTGCTCTAAACGGGCATTTTCTGATTTTAAGCGGTTGTTTTCTCGCTTGATTTCTTGCAACTCTCTGACAGTTGGGTTATCGCCACTTTCAATCCGTTCAATCTGTTCCTGCTTTTGCTCGTCTGGTAGGGTGGCTATGAGGTAGAGGGCTGACATCCCTAAATCGTTCAACGTTGAACGATTTGAAGTTAGTTCTTCTGCAATTGCCATCATTTTTCTAGCGCTACTTGGTTCAATCCTAATACTGTCTAACCATTTTTCAAATTGTCCATGAGATAAATCATTTTCTTTTACATGCTTTATCCTCATTCCTATTTCAAAAATTGATTGTCCTGCAAGTCTTTTAAAGCCGATTATCTCGCTTGATATAACTTGCAAATCATTTGATAATGCTGGTTCCTTCATGTCGTCCTTTCTAGTATTGTGTTATTTTTGTCAACTTTTCTATGAAATTAAAATGGCTTCTAGGACTTTTCCGGGGTCTACCCCTAAAATATCCGCTAGCATTGCCACTTCTGACGCATCAAATGATTTTTTTGGTTTTTTACGTTTCTGATAAAATCCAGAGCGTGTAAAACCCATTTTAGTCGCGATAACTTTCTTTTTAATTCCGCTATCATCAATCAATTGCTCGAAAGCATTTTCCTGCATTCCCCCACCCCCTTTCTATCTGTTTTTAGTACCTCTAATCTGCTATAATGTGAGCAGAAAGGAGGTGAATGTAAAGATATTACTTTCTATTTTTTCGATGGCGTAACAACAACTGGTTACTTATATCTTCAAAGTCTTAAAGATAATAATTTTTCGAGCCGTTTAAAGAATGTCCTTAAAGAAGAAGGTATCCCTCTTACACCAACTTCTATCACAAGGACTATCGCCAAACTAACCTTGTGATTTTGTAAAACTCTTGGCAATTATGGAAAGTGTTACTTCAACATAGCCATCGCCAAGGGTTTTTGTCTTTACAGAATCTTCAATAACATAATGAATCCTTTTATCATCTATCAAGAAATGATTATCGGTTTCAATGATGTTATGAAGCTTCGGCGCTGGATAGTTTTTTTGGCTATACGGATATTTTTTGGGGCGCATCTATTCCACCTTCTTTCTGTGGTATAATTTAAATAAAAATTGTGAGGTATTATTATGAGTAAAAAATCTTGTTTCGTAGTATCTGCTATCGGTGAGGAAAGTAGCGAAATTCGGAACCACTCAGACAGTGTTTTAAATTATATAATTAAACCTGCATTGATCGAAAAGTATCAAGTGACCAGAGCTGACGAACTGTATCATTCAGATAGGATTGACGATAAAATATTTGATGCTTTATCCACAGCAGACTTGGTAATTGTTGATATAACAGGAAATAACCCGAATGTCTTTTTAGAACTTGGGTTTAGAAAAGCGTTGAACTTACCTACTATTTTCCTTAGACAAAAGACTGATGAAGATATCCCTTTTGATATTAGAACTATAAATACCATTCATTACGATCTCAAAAACTCTGAAAGTAAGGTTGTGCTTGATTCTGTCCAAGAAACAATTAGACGAATTCAAAAAACAGAAGAAAACATTGATTTTTCTATAATCCATGAACCAAACGACCAAAGTGCTTCAGTGCAAGATATTATCCAATTAAAAACTTCAATTAACAACATCTATGATGCAATTGAAAATTTATCTGATAAAATAGAAAATAATTCTACTCAAAAAAGACCAATGACTCAGGAAGACTTAATTATGATGGCTTTTCAAGAGCCAGAAAAGTTAGAAAAGATTTTTGAGTTACAAACAAAATACCCTAATGCCTTTAACAGCCCTTCGAACGCTCTAAACGACTAATTCGCTCCTCAAGGCCTTTGATATAACCTCTTAAGAATGAGATTGAGGTTGTATTTTCTTCTTCGTTCTGTTCTATTTTTTGAACTTTTTCTTCAAGATTAATCATTTTTCTGACCCCTCTCCTTTCCACTCCCACTTGGGAGTTTTTATTTTGTAATAAACCAAGCGATCAGCCAAGTGATACCACCTAGCACTAACAGTGCTGGCAATACGCCACCTTCAAATTCAATACTTGTTTTTTCTTTGCCATTACGACTAGTAAACGTGTGTTCTAGATCGCCAAACATTAGTTTTTTCCAATTCATTTTGTACCTCCTAAAAATGTTATAATCAACTTATCCTAGCAGAAAGGAGGATAAGCTATGTATTTTGTGATTAGAAAATCTTCTAATAACCAGTTTTATTTTGTAATAAAAGCTGATAATCATGAAGTTGTGGCAACTAGTGAGACTTACTATTTTAAAGATTCTGCCATTCGAACAATAAAATCTATTAAAAAAGGTATCTCTACTGACTCTAATGTCGTTGATATGACAAGCGATTAAACAAACTTGTTAATTCAGCAGAACACTCAAGTAAGATGGCTTTATTAAACTCTGGGTCGCTATTTGCTTCTTGGAGTTTTTTTATAATGTTTTCTAATTCCTCCATACAATTCCTTTCCTCATAGAAGTTCATTTCTTGGGTGGAACTCTTTTGTTTCCACCAGCTGAATACCATCCACCGTGATAATAATCTTGCTATGTAAACATGTCTTCGCTAGAAATTTTGAACCAGCTTCTAGTTGTTTGATTAAATCCTCTGGCATAATCTCTCCTTTCATTCTTGCAGAGATACAGCCGATGTGCTAAACTAAACTTACCCCGTTAGGGGTGGGGGAATTTCACCCCCTATCCGATTACCTCGTAATCAGATATTTGATTTTGAGCTTAAACCAAAGAATCTTGATTTCGACTTCTAGTTCTTTGTGTTTAGGCTTTTTGTTTAGCCTAGATTTCATCAGCTGTACCTCCTTTCGTTTTGCTTAATTCCTTAAGCTTGATTATAGTTTAACATCGTGTTTCCTTTTTGTCAACTATTTTGTGTTAAAAAAGTCAACTTTTTTGAATTTGATTTTTTGCCATTTTTGTTGACATTTTGTAAACATGTAATTATAATGTAGATAATTAAGCTATAAAAAGGAGAATTTATATGGCTTCCACTATCGCATTTCCGGCAATGGTCAAAGAACTTAGACTTAGTAAGAATTTGACTATGGAACAGTTAGCAGAAGAACTTGGAAAAACAAAGTCGACAATATCAAAATGGGAAAAAGGGACGCGTTCTCCTAAAATATATGAGATTGAAGAGATAGCAAAATTCTTCGGTGTAGCGCCTAAGAAAATGATGTTTGGAGATAATCCCACTTCGATTAATCCCCAAGTCGAACTTATCCCATCAATCCTACAAAAAATAACCACAACATCATCACAGCTTGAACACAAGCGACAACTAAACGTGCTTGATTATGCCGAAACACAATTAGAACAACAAAACACAGTAGAAGATAGTAAGAATACAGTAGTAGAATTATTCTCTTACAACTACTACGACCATGCTGCTTCTGCTGGTACAGGGCAGTATCTAAATGATGTACAAGTAGAAACAATTGAATTGCCAGTCGATTATGACGCTGATTTTGTTATTCCAGTCTATGGTGATTCTATGGAACCCGAATATCACTCTGGGGACTACGTATTTGTAAAATTATCTGTAGAGCTCGTAGATGGCGATATAGGCGTTTTTGAATATTACGGTGACGCTTATATCAAACAGCTACTTATACACGCCGAGGGGGCGTTTCTGCATAGTCTGAACGATAAATATAGTGATATCCAAATCGATAGAGATAGTGATTTCCGTATTATCGGAAAAGTTGTCGGCAACTTTATGCCAAAAGAATATTGAGTCGCATTACGCATTATAGGAATGATTAGTTTTTATACTGTAAATGATTTTTAAAATTTAATTTAATAATGGGAGAATTACTATGGCAATATTTGGCGGAGAAAAATTATCTAGAGAAGAAAAACAAAAACAAAAAATACAAAAATATTTATCTCAACGTGGAATTGACAACTTGAACGAAAAATCTAACGTGCAAGTAAGACGTGTGATTAATGATTTGGCTGGTAACGGATTTTTTAAAGCAGGCATGGCCTTGAGTTTTGCAAAAGCTGAGGAACAGGCAAAAGTTACATACTTATCAGCATTAGTGGAACAAAATTGGATACTGATTAGTCAAAACCAAGAAATTTTGGATGAACTCAAAAAAATCAATAATAACTAAAAATTCCACGCTTGATTTAGGGGATTGATATGAAAATAGGAATGAGAAAATCTAGTTTAAAAAAATCATTTAAAGCTCGAACCACAGGAAAACTAAAAAGACAAATTAAAAAGAAAGTTATTCCTGGATATGGGAAAAAAGGCATGGGTATATTACATCCAAAAAAAGCTTTATATAATAAAGTCTATAGAAAGACTACATTTGGTGGAATTTCTGGTATCAATCAATCATATTCAGGAAAATCAAAAACTATTCAATATGAATACCATGAAGTATTTCTAAAAGAGCACAGAGTTAACAAGCTAGCTTACTGTCTTCTTGCATTCTTCCTTGGCAGCATCGGGGGCCAATATTTCTACATGAAGGAATTCAAAAAAGGTTTGTTATGCTTCTTCTTGTCATGGACTACTGTTCCAATTTTCATTGGTTTTTACCAAGCTATTAAAGCTATATTTGAGCCATTTAACAACGATGACACAATAAGCATATATACTAAATAGAACAATAAAAAAAGCCCCACGCTCAAATTTGGCGAGGAGAGCGTAAGGCGAATCTAGTATAGTAAAAACCTGCTTTTTGGGAGGGGCTTTTACCATACCCATTTTAACAGAAAAATGAGGTGAAAACAATGAATAAAGTTGCTATCTATGTGCGTGTGAGTACAACTATGCAAGCAGAAGAGGGGTACTCTATAGATGAGCAGATTGATAAACTCACAAGCTATTGTAAAATTAAAGACTGGACTGTTTACGACATCTATAAAGATGGAGGATTTTCTGGTGGTAATATAGAGCGCCCCGCGATGGAAAGACTCATATCAGATGCAGAACGAAAAAAGTTTGATACTGTACTAGTCTATAAACTTGATAGATTAAGCCGTAGTCAAAAAGACACCTTGTTTTTAATCGAAGAAGTATTTGGTAAAAATGACATCTCTTTTTTAAGTCTTAATGAGAGTTTCGATACCTCAACAGCTTTCGGTAAGGCTATGATTGGGATACTATCAGTATTTGCTCAACTCGAACGAGAACAAATAAAAGAACGTATGTTGCTCGGTAAAATTGGAAGAGCAAAAACTGGTAAAGCTATGATGTTCAGTAAAGTATCGTTTGGTTATACATATGACAAGTTAAAAGATGAATTAGTAGTAAATCAAGCAGAATCTATAATTGTTAGGAAAATATTCGAGGCGTATCTTGGCGGTCTCTCACTTAATAAATTAAGGGATTATCTGAATAACAATGGAATATATCGAGGTGATAAACCATGGAACTATCAAGGATTAAGGAGAATATTATCTAATCCTGTCTACATTGGCATGATTAGATATAGGGGAGAAATTTATCCTGGCAATCATCAAGCAATTATCGATATTGATGATTACAATAAAACACAAGAAGAAATAAAGAAAAGACAAATAACGGCTCTTGAGTTTAGCAACAACCCTAGACCATTCAGAGCAAAATATATGTTGTCTGGAATTGCAAAATGCGGTTACTGCGGAACACCATTGCGAATTATCTTAGGCTCGAAACGTAAAGATGGCTCAAGAAACATGAGATATCAATGTATAAATCGTTTCCCTAGAAATACAAAAGGTGTTACTGTTTACAACGATGGCAAAAAATGCAACTCTGGATTTTATGAGAAAGCTGATGTTGAGGAGTTTGTAATAAACCAGATTAGAGATTTACAGTTTAATATCAATAAACTAGATAATTTATTTGATAAGCATCCCTCAATTGATATTAAAAGTATTGAAAGGCAAATCTCATCACTAGACAATAAATTAAAGCGACTCAACGATTTATATCTAAATGATATGATTGATCTAGAAGATTTGAAGAAACAAACTCAATTACTTAGACAACAAAAAACGATGCTTGAAGATGAATTACTAAATAATCCAGCTATCACACAAGAGAAAAACAAGAAATATTTTAAAGAGTTTCTAGCTACAAAAGATATTACTAAACTAGATTATGAAACACAGAAAAATATAGTGAACAACTTGATAAATAAGGTTTTTGTAAAATCAGGATATATTAAAATAGAGTGGAAAATTCCTTTCAAAAAAATGTGA